TAGCGAGAACGGAGAGCCTTCGCGGATTCACCAGGGGCAGGAACCATGAGAACGCAGTCAAACAGCGCCAAGTTCGCGCTTGAAGTGTCGGATAGCCTGAAGGACCCCCTGCCCGAACCCCAGCACACCCTGCCAGTTCAGGCCCTGCGCTATTGGCCGGCCATTGTCACGGCCAAGCGCCGCAATGCCTGGACTGACCTAGACCTAGCAATGGCTGAGAATCTGGCCCTTGACCTTGCCACTATCGACGAATTGGCCGCTGCTATTACACGCGATGGCCATATCCTGACCGACAACAGGGGCCGCAAGTACGCCAACCCAGCTACCACCCTTCTTGACAGAACGACGCGACGAGCCGCCAATACGGCACGAGTCCTGCAAGTAGACGCGGGCAGTACCACTGGCAAGGCTGACCACCAAGGAAAGAAGAACGAAGCTGCACGCGATATTGCCCAAAAAATAGCAGCGGTGCCTGACCTTATCGCGAGAGTGCAGTAATGACGCGCGGGGAGCGAGTTATTGCATTCATTGAGCGCTATTGCCTCGTTCCTGAAGGTGCATTGGTGGGATCGCCAATGCGCCTAGAACCGTTTCAAGTCGATTTCCTTATCACCATTTATGACAACCCGGCAGGCACAAAAAAAGCTTTGCTAACCATCGCCCGGAAGAACGGCAAGACGGCCCTTATCGCATGCCTCGTCCTAGTTCATCTGGTTGGACCGGAAGCCAAGCAGAACAGCCAGATAATTTCCGGCGCCATGAGCCGCGAGCAGGCCAGCATCGTTTTTAATCTGACCGCTAAAATGGTTCGTTTGAATTCAGAACTCGCCGACCTGGTGCGTATCGTGGACAGCCGTAAGGAACTGTACGGCCTGCCCATGGGTGTGCAGTATAAGGCGATCGCGGCCGAAGGCAAAACAGCGCACGGTCTATCCCCCGTGCTCGCTATCCTTGATGAAATAGGCCAAGTATCCGGCCCCCGGTCGCCCTTCGTCGATGCCATTACCACCAGCCAGGGCGCCCACGAGAACCCGCTGCTGATCGCCATCAGCACGCAGGCCGCCGCCCCTGACGACTTGTTCAGCATCTGGCTAGATGATGCATCGGAAAGCGGGGACCCTCGCATTGTGGCGCACGTGTATACCGCCCCTATGGACGCCCAACTTGACGACCCGGACGCGTGGAAGGCAGCAAACCCAGCTCTAGGTATCTTTCGCAGTACGAGCGACGTTGAGCAGCAAGCAGTGGAGGCTAAACGGATGCCATCCGCGGAGGCCACATTTAGAAACGTCGTATTGAATCAGCGTGTGGCACTTACCTCACCATTCATGAGCCGGTCTGTGTGGGAAGCATGCGGCAAGCCTGCCGAATATCTTGACGGCCTGGAGGTTTTCGGAGGGCTGGACCTTTCCGCAAGAACCGATCTTACCGCGTTCGTCCTAATCGGACGCAATCCGCAAGGTATATGGCAGGTTAATTCATACTTCTGGACCCCCGCCAAAGGGCTGTCTGAACGTGCGCACAGGGACCGACAGCCCTATGACCTTTGGCGGGATCAGGGGTACCTGAGGACAACGCCCGGCGCCAGTGTCGATTATGCAGTCGTTGCCCAAGACATCGCCGAAATCATCGACGGCCTAGACGTGAGGGGCATTGCATACGACCGGTGGCGTATTGACCTGATGCGTGCGGAGTTCAACAAGGTTGGAATCGAGGCGCCCTTGATTGAATGCGGTCAAGGTTTCAAAGACATGACGCCGGCACTAGATAGCGCGGAAGCCGAATTTCTGAACCTGCGTGTTCAGCACGGCGGGCACCCTGTTCTGACGATGAATGCAGCGGGCGCCACTGTCACACGTGACCCGGCCGGCAACAGAAAACTTGACAAGACCAAAGCGACCAGCCGCATTGATGGCCTGGTTGCTTTGTGTATGGCTTTCGGCCTTGCGAGCAAGGCTATTGAAGCTGTAAAAACTCCCACTTACCAAATGATGTTCATCTGATATGCACAAAGCTTTCTCCCAATTTACTATCAAGTCCTTTGACGAGTCCGAAGGAATCATCAAGGGCATTGCCACGACTCCGGCAACGGACAAGGTAGGGGATATTGTAGAACCACTTGGTGCTCAATTCACCCTACCCATCCCCCTGCACCACGAACACGACCGTAAAGACGTTGTAGGGCATGTAATCGAGGCAGAAGCAACAGCCGAAGGCATCGAATTCACCGCGCGCGTGGCAAAGGACGTGAGCGAGCAGATTGCTGAAGTATGGCGGCGTGTAAAAGGTGGGTTGATTCAGTATGTATCAGTTGGATTTCGACCAATCGCATACGAACCCATTGCAGGCGGGACCAGGTTTACTCAATGGGCTTGGGATGAATTATCTCTGACGACAATACCCGCAAACACGCAAGCCGCCATAATGGCAACAAAAGCAATAAAAACCAGCCTTTCAATTCACATGGAAAATGCAATGACTATTGCAGAACAGATTCAACAGTTTGAACTGAAGAAATCCGCGGCACTGGCAGGGATGGACTCCCTGATTGCCAAAGGTGTAACTCTGGCAGACGAAGACGACGCCGCTTATCAAGCGCATGAAGCGGATGTGGCACAGATCGAAAAACACCTTGCCCGACTGAAGAACGCAGAAACCCGTGGAGCGCAAGCCGCTGTCGCTGTCGGTATTCAGTCGGTTCAGGTTATCGACAACGCCCCCAAAGGCACCGACTTCGTGCGCTACACGAAAGCCCTGGCCCTTAGTCGCGGGAACCCCATGATGGCTCTGGAAGTCGCCCGGGGCATGAACTACGGGCCGCGCGTTGAAACGGTGCTTAAGGCGGCTGTCGCTGCTGGCACTACGACCGGCGCCAGCTTCACGTCGTTGATTCAGCCGGAAATGATGACCAACGAATTCATTGACCTTTTGCGCCCGAACTTGATCGTCTCGAAAATGAGCCAAGTTCGCAATGTTCCCATGAATATCAAGATGCCTCGTACTAGCACCGGCACAACGTCGGGTTGGGTTGGGGAAGGCAGGCCGGCGCCTATCACCAACGCTGCATTCTCTGACCTTTCCATTGGCGAGCATAAACTGGGCGCTATCGCGGTCTTCACTGAGGAACTTCTCCGACGCAGTGAACCAGCCGCAGAAGCTTTGGTCACCAATGACCTGGTTGCCACCGTTGCCACCGCTATTGACGTTGCCTTCATTGACCAAGCAAATGCAGGTGTAGCTGATGTCAAGCCCGCATCAATTGCCAATGCAGCAACGACCGCCGCAACAGCCGGCCCGACTCCTGCTAATGTGCGAACCGATGTGAAAGCCGCCTATCTCAACGCCGCAACGACCAATCAACCCTTGTCATCTGCTGTCTGGATTATGCACCCGTCTACGGCCCTAGCTCTGTCGATGATGACGAATGCAACGACCGGCCTGCGTGAATTTCCGGGCGTGGATTTCGTTACAGGCGGCACGTTCGAAGGCCTGCCCGTTATTGTCTCCACGAGCGTTCCCGGCAGTGCGGGGGCGGGCTATGACGTGATTCTTGCCGTTCAGAATGAAATCCTCTTGGCTGAAGGCGGCTTGAGCATTGACGCATCACGCGAAGCGTCGCTCGAAATGAACGATGCACCGACCAACAACAGCGCGACGCCGACAGCTACAACCCTGGTGTCTCTCTGGCAGTCTGGGTCTGTGGCAATCAAAGCGATTCGTGGCATTACCTGGGTGCGTAGACGTCCGACCGCTGTCTATCGTATCAGCGCCTGCAAGTACGCCTAAGCGACAAATGGGGCGGGGTGAAACCCGCCCCTCATGAAGGCTTGAAATGAAACTATTCGGACTTGAACTGAGCATCAAGAAGGCACTAAGCCCTGTTTATTCCGGGGCTCGGCTGGGCGCCAATAATTCATGGTTCCCAGTCATTAGCGAGAGCAGTGCAGGCGCCTGGCAACGTGGTGAAACCATTGAAGCGAAAACCGCCCTGGCACATTCAGCGGTTTTCGCCTGTGTCTCGCTGATCGCTTCCGACATCGGAAAGCTTCCTGTCCGCTTTACGGAGCGCAAAGAAGGTTATTGGGCACCCCTTGACCATGATTATGACCAACTCGTCAGAAAACCAAATAGCTACCAGAACCGCACCCAACTATTCAGCGAGTGGATTAGCTCGAAGCTGCTGCACGGTAATAGCTACGTGCTCAAGACCCGTAATAACCTTGGCGTCGTCAAAGCCCTGCGAGTTCTTGACCCCAAAACAGTGGCCCCGCTCGTAGGTGATGACGGTGCGGTGTACTATCGGCTAAAGTCAAATGCTCTCGCAGGCATTCCCGTTGATATAACCATCCCGGCACGTGAGATTATCCACGACCGCGGATTTACCCCGTTTCACCCATTGTTGGGGGTTAGTCCGTTGGCCGCTGCAGGGCT